TATTTATCCTATAATCATAATACATCTTATTCACACTTTTAGTGAAATCACCTACAGACTGCTTATCCCCATCCATCAGAGATATTAACTGTAGTAAGTACTTAATATCTAACCAATCAGGTATATCCCCACCATGAAACCAAGAACGAGAAATTACATCACATAGATTATCCACTTTAAGATAGTATGAATAAGTATTATCTAGACCAAAAGCAATATCTAGAGTAGAGGTATGAACATTTAACCCACACACTGTAATAAAATACCCATTATTACACTCTACAGGTGTATAACTGAATGATTTAGGACATATATTTTTAGATGAGTCATAAGATATATCATCAAAATGTAAACACACCCTACCCACTGATATACCAACTCCTAAGGTAACAACTTTTTGATTTCTATATTCTTAAGCAATTTAAGAGCTTTTAAGAAAGCATGTAAGTCATTCTGAAGATTTAACTGCACATCCGTAGAGTTTACCTGATATAAGTAATCTGTATCCATTTCAGGAGTCAACCTAATACCTTCAATATCTATCTCTCTAGGTGTGGTCAGAGTCCCAGATTCTAGATAGTCACTTAACCGACTCAGGGTAATGTCTTTACCAGGAGTGCTGGAGTATGTCACATCGGAATAAGAGTACTTAGGTATAAATTCACGTTTGTATATTTCTAGAGCAGAATCTATGTACCTTAGTCTTTCAAAATCATCTTCCATGTCATAGTTGCTTATATCTAGAAGATTATCATCATCCACCATCCGTAAGGTATCTAATAAATTCATAGAACTTAAACTATCTTTATCCATATCGAACCTTAGCTCTTTAGGTACAGATAAAGCCAACATGGACATACCACTAATATTACGAAGTTCACCAATAGTAGATACAAGCATATTAGGTATTCCTCTAAATAGATACAGGTCAGACATACTCAAATCAAGATCCATGCCACGAAAACCTACAAAATCATCACTTATAGAGAAATCAAAACTACCCCGTAAAATAGAGTCTATCTTCTTATCCCCTTCTTTTTCCCTCATAAGCTGTAACCAAGAGTTAATCATAGAAAGAGCACCAACACATACTGTATAATGCTGACCTAAAGCTGTAATTAAATCAAGTATCTCACCATACCAAGAGGCTCTTGAATAAACAGCATCATCCTCTTCACTATAAGAATTAGAATTAGCAACTTTATTAAGTCTAGTGACTACATCATGAACATAGGAAATAATAACAGAAGGACTATAAGATATCGTCGCATCTTTTTCACCACTAAGTAAAGCATCAAATATATGATAAGGAATAATTTCACTATCACCTAGAGAAGACAATCCGTACTCCTTCATATAAGTGATTACAGCCTGTAATCCAAATAAAGAAATACCTGACAAACCCATATCTTTTAAACAATCATTAACAAACTGATATAGATTACAGAATACAATCTCACCATCATTGAAAGGAATAATTACATCAAGGTCACTAGTCAACTTTAACCCCATATAGGTATAGTAGTCACTCTGACTATACCTATAGTCAGTATCCAGAATAACCTCATCATCACTTATAGACAAAGTGAATCCACCCTGTAAGTCAGCTATCCCTTTACCAGGCTCAGAAGAGAAAGTACCTGTATAAACATTACCTGGATTACCCTGCAAATAATGAGTAGTAAAGTTATGATTAGAAAAATTACTAGAACTAATCAGATTCCAGAAAGAAGTAACAAAAGGCTCGTATGTACCTTTTATGTACTCATCTTTGTTATATGTTGTGGATTTACCCTTATTCAAGTTTCCTTCACTAGAAGAATCAAAAGAAGGAATATTTAACCAAGGTAAATCAGAAAATTTTAATGCATATCGAATATGCTCGTTAGATCCACTCACAATATAAGCTAGACCCCCTCTATGTTAGAACAATAATACTTCAAAAACCCATTATAATGATATATAGTTGCCTAATGTGAATCTTCTTCACTGTATCTCTTTCGGAAATATCTAGTTTTTACCATATCCCTAGAGATGACCATCCAGTTAGAGCCTAGTACAGATAATACCACTATTAAATGCTTACATATAGTATGACTCAACTTTGGATTACGAACCTTCGGAAACCTATTCTCCCGTTTCAGACCATACTTATTTTTATAGGCTTTATAAGAATACCTGTACTTAAAATCAGGACAGGTACAAGATACCCGTATATCACCAGACAATAACAACCGTACAATATCCCTAGGTTTAAACTCTTTGAAATATTTTATATCCTTAGACTCACTAAGTTCTATATACTGAGTGTATTTAATAGATGGAGTATACTGACTATGAGTAACAAACCGTATCCAACCACGGTTAGGGTTAATACCCATATACCGAGTAGTCAAATGCTTGGCCCGTTGTTTCCTCTTCTTTTCGGCACCATGCAACAACTGCTTACTTGTATACTCTAAAATGTACTGGACTTCTAAGGGACTAGCACCTTTTAGGATATACTGATAAGTATCAGGACCTGCTAGGTTTTTAAAATCTTCCAGAACATCTTCCAAGAACACATTCATTGACATTACCCCTAATCAGACTCTATATCTTCTATTAGACTACCATATATTTTATCTACAAAGGTCTGACAATCTTCTATAACAGACTCATCACCTTTATTGGAATTTCCAGAAAGTAAGAATTCCCCTAGTAAAGAATATAATTCCCCAAGATGTAAACTATTGAAAGACCTACCAGATTTATCAGACTCTATGATACCATGAGTAATCATAGAAGAAATAAACTTCATGTAATCCATATAAGTCAACGAAGAATCTTTTGTGTAAATACGAGTAAGAGTTCGATATAAAGTCTTACCCTTAATATCCTGCAAGTATTTCTTATCCTTACTATAATTAGAGGTACCCAAGAGTTCTTCTTGAATTTCTTTTACCCGGATAGTGTCCCCTTCCTGTATAGCCTTAGTTAAATCTTCTATTGTTGCCATTCATTACCACTCCTCTAAGAAAACTACTTAGAAACATCTGCATATGTCGTAACCCATTGGTATCTCATCCGTCGATTCTTATCATCCCTAAGCAGTTCAGACTGCCTATCTACTTCATTTCGATAGGCAATATACATACTGCATTTATCATGACACCCTACAAACCGAAGTTCACAACCAAAACAAGGACTTTTAACCATATGAGTCACACTCCTAAAATATATATTTTCATTATATATTTTAGTATACTACAAAAACAGGGAACTTACTATAGCAAGTTCCCTGAATATATTACCAATCCTTTTTATCATAACCTATAACTGAATAGTCATACCCATTTCCATCCTCGTAATCTTCAATCATCCTATCTAAATCACGATTGATTAGTTCTTCTACAGATACTTTAGTGGGTTCTATCAAGTCACCATAGTCTGTATTAGCTACCATGAAATCGTGTATTGTGGAGTTAACTTTAGCTGTTTTAGCTAAAGGTTCTTTTAAAATAGAACTAATCATACCACATAAGGCATCTGCCACATCCTTAGAGCCAACCCCGGCACCTTTACCATTATAAGAATAAGACCCTGTTACTGTCTTAGGATGGTCTACCTTATGTCTATCTCTATAATGAATTAGATTAAATAGTTCATACCTAAGGATTGGATAATCATAGAACCTAACCCTACCTTCATACATCAACTCTACCAAATCAAGATAAGGCTTATCAGACCTATCTACAGACAAGTACCCAACATTGTACCCTTTCTCTTGAAGAATCTGCCTAGACTCTTCAGAGTTAAAGATATCATATGTAATTTTACCTATCTTTACCCCAAGAACTACATTCAAATATATGATAAAATTACGTATCTTATAGATAGCAATCTTCCTAGGAGGTTTAGGTGGATTTATCCTTAAAAGAAAATCTATGGTAAATATAGCCTTTGGAACTCCATCTTCTTCCTTAATGTCAGATACATACCCACAAGCTATGCCTGTACTATCTGTACGGAAAGACTGGTCAATATGTATAAACCTAGGCTTATCCAGATTATTAAAGTGAAAATCAGACCTTAGATAATCCTGTATCATCACATTATCACCTGTAGATACCACTATCTCAGGCTGTATGAAAGGATGATGTAAAGACTTATCTACACAACCATCATATACTACAGGGCTAGAAAATAATTTACCCGTTACACCTGTAGATACACCACCTAAATCCTGTAAAGACCTTATAATATTAGCCTCAAAACCAGCTTTTAGGTCTACTGGTACTTTCAAGAAACTAGTCTGCATATGATTAGGCAGTCTCTGAATGGAACCTTCAATACTTTCAAAAGAATCTTCCCCATCCCTATTAGTAGTATCCCTAGGAAGACCTTCAGATAATCGATAACTATTAACATCATCAACACTACGAACTATAGTTGGTTCTAGGAAATTAGTTCCTTTCATAACATAGAAAAATTTCTTAGAGAACTTATCAGGCTTAACTTCCCACTGAGAAGGAGAAGCCATTAAAGTGTGTGGGTCATCACTACTCATCTCCATCTGTTTAGCAGTAGCAGAATTTTCCTGAGTCGAAGAAGAAACTAGTATATTTAGAGAGTGATTAATGCCACCATCTAGAATAAAACGACTATTAGACCTGTTTACGATACCAGCAAACATATCCAAGGCTTTCTCTGTATTACCTGAGCTATTAGAACCATCACCGGAAACAAAGTTAGCTTCGTCCAACATAGCACAAATAACACTCATACCAATAGAATCAGAAGCATTAGACCCGTAAGCAAAGGTAATTCCTTCAGGAAATAAGAGTAAAGAATTTACTCTTTCCTTACGATGAAAGTTATCCCTAAAATATGGACTATTATCTACAAAAGATTTAAATTCACCAAACCCAGTACGTTCAGCCTGCTTCTGACTTACAGAGAAATATAGAAACATTATGTTAGTCTTAGACATTAAATGATATAGTGCATTAACATTCTTATAACAAGACAGTTCATACATCTTTCTCATCATGATAAGCTCTGCACAAGTGTTATGAGATATAAACCCATTAAAACAATAAGAGTGTGTTTTATCAATAGTTAAATCATACGTATGAGACCTACCATAAGATATATCTACAACCTCATCAAAGTATATACTATCACACCGATCACAAACATATGTTAAATAGTCAGATTGGTTTATAAACGTATGTGAATAGTTATATAAGTTATTAAGAGCCTTAAGAGTATAATTATTCTGTCTCCTAAATTGAGTATACCTAGTAGCCTTACTACCATTACCTAGAGATATAATAGAGTCTATTCTTCTTAGCTCTTCAACAGCAAAAGGAACTATAATCCTATCATTAATATTATGAGTACTTTCACATTTTGATATCTTATTTTCCAATCTTTTCTTCTTATACCCTATATTAAATCCTATGAACTTATTAAATAGAATATAAGATTTTGTACCACGTATACTGATAGTATACACTTTACCACAATATTTATTATTCAAATAAGAATCACTACTACGTATAGTGAAATCTATACCAAAGGTAGATAGAATACTACCTACCTCGTATATACCCCTCTTAGATTTAAGAGTAACATAAGAGTACCCATCTTTCTCACATGTTCCATCACTATCAAATAAACCCCTAAGAAAATGAGCTTGAGTACGTCTGTTACATCTGAATATAAATTCAGGAACCCCTTTATCTGAAGAACCACTACCGGCTCCAGAATTAACTAACCATGTAGCTAGTTTAGTGTTCTGACCCCTAAGAGTTATCATAGTGTTGCCATTTGAAATAACAGTACTCACTCTAAGTGGTTTGTCCACCACTTTATCCCCAAACCACTTTCTAAAAGACTTACATATTAGATTACAGGTTACTGCATTTTCTTTCTGAAACATTACACCTATAGAACCATATACTATAGATCCATCTTTATGAACTCTTCTTTCATACCACCCATCACCCATAATATACCCTAGGGTATAAGCCTCATAATCAGATAATTCTAATGAACTTTCTGGATAAGTTCCCCTAGTCATTATAGTGTGGTCACCTATAGAAATATCACTAAAAGGAACCCAAGATACTTTACCATCCCTAACTAGTCTAAATTTATGATTAGGTGTACCTTCTACTACCCTACCAGATTTAAATTTTATAATAACCGTGTCTGCCACACCATTATCATAAACATCTACACAATCACGTATTCCTTCTTCTGAAAGAACTTTAAATCTCTTACCTTCAGTATGAAACATCTTCCATAAATCTTTTAGTTTTATCAAACCTAGTGTCGTTGGAACTCTAGTATCTTCTTGCAGACAACTTTTCCCTGTACCTATTGAACCGGAAATTATAACATTATTAATACTTTCTTCAGGCTTTCTATCAGAACGAAAAATATTTACTATGAAATCTTTCCAATACGGATAAATCTTATCTGCATCAGGCCCTATGAAATAAGTACTATCTATCCAATCTTCTATAGGAACTATTTCACGTATCTGTTCAACTTTACTAGATTCTCTACGACGAGTCATCTCTTCTTCCAGTAACTGCTTAAAATATAACTTCTCTCTAGTAGTCATATCTGTGAAAGAAGAATTTCCACCCAGTAAGTCTTGTAAAGAAGTCATAAAACCACCTCTACTTACTGCTCATTAGGCTCTTTAAAATAGATTCAAGTTTTTCAGAAGGAATAGAACTTAACAGCATATTTAATCTATCCATAGTAGAGTTATTTTCATTGTACTTATACTGCTGTTCAGCTAAAGCTAGAATAGTCTTATTATTTAAGGAATTCAAACGTTCGTAGATAGTGAAGGCTAGTTTCAATCGTTCTTCAAGACTATCTGTATCCAAATTCAATAATTCAGACTCATTGAATAAAACATCTATAGACCCTTCGATAAATTTACGTGTCTTATTCATAATTTCAAAGTTTGTTAAGGTGGCCCTAGAAATACCATAATTAGCCTTGACACCATAGTTAGTTACATATGTATTTAAAGCATCTGAGGGTATAGAGTCTTCACCACGGAACCACCTCTCTAAGTCCTTATCTATATCACCCGTACCTACAGAACTCATAGAAGTGTTTTCAGAAATATTCTTTAATTCTTTTAACTTATTCCTAAAAGATTCTTCTTCCTCAGGTGTAAGGTTTATATCATCAGAAGAATTATCTACCCCAGCATCACACACAGAATCTTGCTTAGATTCTGTGTGTCTTTCAGCTAAATCTTTATTTAACATGTCTAGTAAATCATTATTATCTACGGGATTTACTGTACCCTTACTATCATTCATGAACTGCATCCTCTTCCTTATGAGAACAATCAGACTTTTCTTTTATATTCTGCAAATAGTTATCTAATTGTTCACCATGAAATGTGCCCTCTTCACCTAAGGTCTTAGATACCTTATAAGCCATATTCCGTATAGTAGACGTAGACTCCTTGTAAATCTTAGAAGCAGAATAAATACTTTCATTTGTAAAATAATTTCTTTTCAAATACAAATATACTTGTACCCCTCTGACGTACTTCTCTAACGTCTTAGTAGAAGGAACTTTAATGGTAGTCCCAGCCATAATATCCATGAAAGCTAGGAAATTGTCTCCAAGAGTATACTGAAGAAAACTAACCATAGGATTCCCTATCTCATACTGTAAATATGTAGAAAGTGTATCTATTTCAGACCTAGATAAAGAATATGAAGCAAACAAACCTTTAACTTTCATCATTAGCACTCCTCTATACGAAACTTATCATCTGTCATGAATTTTCTTCTTCCAAAGCAATATCCCTATTACCCTATCACATGCCTCAGCATACCTATCATACACATCTACTGATTCACTGACAGATGATACATTATCAAGTAACCCAAGACCACAGACGTGCATCCTATAGATTACCCCTTCCTCTATACCAGGAAAGTACCTATTAAAAAATAAACATACCCCATGAACTAAAGAGTATGAAAAATACCCCACATAATCATCGAAATAAGAATCATCCTTACCCAAAGATAAAATAGAAGATAAGTCAGAAGTACTATACTTATTCACATGATAAAGATAATTATGCATCTCATTCCTCATACCTGTATAAAGGAATGTACATAGATTCCCTTTATTAGAATCAAAATTACCGGAATCTACCATCTTGATAGCCTTTAGAACACCAACAGATACTAGGTCTTCCTTTTCACTTAAAGAAGCATAAAAATGTTTTCTTACCACAATTTCTGCCAAGGTGTACAATTTAGGTGCAAGTGTTTCTACATTATGTAAATCTTTATTCGTTATATTAAGTGCCACAATACTCACTTCACCCCTTCTAAACATTAGACCTAATCCAAGAATAATCGTACAAGTTATACCTAGAGTTACCTTCGACAACTAACCAAGAACCACTTTCAAATATAATAACCCCTGATATAGACTTAGATACATCCTGTACCCTATCCCCTTCATAAAGATGAATAGTTAACCCAGATGAGCTATCTTTACCATCAACCCCTGAGTATAAGTGTATAGATGTTTTTTCAACTTTATAATATACAACAGACCTAGGTAAATCCCAGTCAGAAAAACCATCATGACATATATAATATTCTGTATCATGGTCTATCTTCTCTTTCCAGACATTAGGGTCATTACAAACCGGGTTAGGAGTATAAGGTAAATGTACTACCAAATATCCTTCTACCCACCTATCATGACTTTTACTATATCCTTTAGCAGTAACAGGAGGTACCATACAATATCACCCCTAACTCTATTATACAGGAGTATTCTGTACAAGAAAACCATCGACAAAATAGTAATTCATACCATCACAAGGCAATGAACATACCATACCTTTAGAATATTTTATCTCCCTTACCTGAGAATAATCTATACATGACCCCCTCATTTTACTAGACTTACAATCCCTGTCTAGACGGATACCTAATGATTTAAGAGAGTCATAACTGAACTCAGATAAACTATTAAACAAAGAACTAGAAATACTAATATCATTAGATATTAAAGAATACACCGTATCGTCTTCTACTGGAATATAGATACTTAGTAGTTGACAAACTGTATAAGTCAACTCATACAAGTAAGAAGGAACTATATCGTAGGAGAATATCCCCTGTAAAAGACCTTTCAAGAAACTATCGGAGAAAGTTATCACCTTATCAGATGTTTTCCCTCTGTTAGAGTCAACTCCATAAGAATGTAAAATACCTAATAAATTAAGAATATCATGAGAGGATATCTCTAAACTAGATATCTCTTTATGACGTCGCTTCTTACCGTCTACTTCTTTCAATACAGAGTTCTCTTTAAGACAAGGACTATACCCATGGGAACGAAGTATCCTAGATATTTTATTCATCTGATACTCCGTTCCATCAAACAGTATACTTTCTTTACCTTTACGAACCTTACATCCCAACAATAATGTGCTTAGTAAGTATCCCTTATCTGTATCGTCCTTAGATGAGTCAGAAAACCCTTCCAGTTTCCAAGAACATTTAGGTGTATAAGGTAACTTATCGTGTGTAAGAAATAACTTATCCCCTACAATTACATCATTAGCACACTTAATACCTGTATTATCCCCATCAACTATGAAAATAGAGGTTTCAGGAGTACAAGAAATACTACCTACAGACGTATACAACGTTACAATATCTGAAGATATCGGATTGTCAGATAACTTAGTATACCCATCATCTGTAAGAACCCTAGTTCCTTCAAGAATACCCACTATCTCACCGCCTTTCCGAATCTAGAAGATACAGAATTTGTACTAGGTCTAGATGTAGGTGCTGTAGAAGACTTCCTTTTTAATGCATTAGAAAGTACTATATAAAGATTTAACATGGTAGCTTGAAAATAAGGCATATCCATAAACATCTTATTGACCCAATCACTCATATAACACTGAATGACAATATTGAAATCACTGCCCCAGACACTAAGCATATTTTTTACTTCCTGATGTACAATAGGGAAACCACAGAAACTCTTCATAGACTCATCCATCAAGGTATTCCAGTCAGACTCAAGATTATCTTTTGGAATGTTCAGTAGTTCATTTAAAGAAGAAAGAACAGCACCCTTATCCCCTTTATGAACTGCTGTCAAAAATTCACAATACATAGTAACAGCAGATTTAACAGACTCTATGAACTTATCCTCACCCAGCAATAAATACTTATCAAGTAACATATGAGCATTTCTCATATGTCCCCCAGACCTATCAGCTATCAAGGATTTTACCTTATCAGACAACTCTATATCCTTAGATTGACATACTCCGTTAAGATTTTTAATAATATCATCATAAGGTACAGATGTAAAAGTCAACTCCAAAGACCTAGAACGTATGGTAGGAAGTACCTTATTAATCTCAGTGGTGGCTAGGACAAACATGTTTCTACCTACATTCTCCTCTAGCATCTTCAGTAAAGCGTTCTGAGCTGCTTGCGATATCGTATGACAATTATGTACCAGTATATTCCCAACAAAATAGTTATGATTATCCTTAACCTCTATATCATATGTATCAACAGGTGTTTTATAAACTTGAGTAATAGATACTATCTTATCAGCATATAATACTTTTCCTGTATTCAAAATAGAATCTATCCCATTTCCAAACACTGTTCCTTTCGGAAATTTGTATTTCATACACTGTAAAGAATCAGGATAGACTTTAGATAAAATACCTAATAATTTTTTTATGTAACCCTGTCCAAATATAGAAATACACTTATAACCCCTATTATCCTTAGAAACAACAGATTTAATACTATAGGTATCCCACAACCACTGACGAATAATTTCCTGACTACTATCATCGTATCCTTCTGTATGAATACATAATGATGAAATCTTACTATGAGAACTATCCCTATAATGAATACTACCATCATCTAAGAACCAAACGAGCAACCCAAAATCATTCATATTATCGAGTAGACACCTGTTAATAGACCTAACTCTATTAACACTTCTAAAATTATCATAAATAAACTTGAAACAAGGAGAACACTTAGTATTAAACCTATAAGTACTTTTAGACCCAGGATATGAAGTGTCATACTCCCTATAAAACTTATTCTTAGTGATTTTACCGGATACTACATTATCAAATAACCTATACTTATAATCTAACCACTCTTTCTGGTCTTCACCTTGAACGAACCTAATTCGATAGGAGTTTTTACCAATCTTTCCTATAGAACCATCACCAAGAACAGCTCCAATTATTGCTCCCATCTGGTCATCAGATAGATTAGGTAAATCTCTATAAATAGGGTCGCCGACTTTAAGATTTTTTAATTGAATATCACCTTTAGGAGTGATTAGAACATGGTTATCAGAACATAACAACTTACCATGATTAGAAGTCCTTACTTCATAAATAATTTTTTTAGAATTTTTAAACCACCCCGTAATAGGTTTATACTCTATAACCCCTGTTTCTTTATTGTATGATTTTACCTTAATCTTTAACTTTTTATTTACAATATCAGCTATTCTATATGTCTTACCGTTCTCTGAAGAAACCCTACCATTAGAACCGATACATTCGTCCAAGACTATAACTCTCCAATAATCACCATAAGATACTGTAAACTGTTCCCTAAGATTTCTGATATTATCTACATTCCCTATTACTGTAGAGTCAAATTCATACAAATATGGAGAATTAAGAATATCAAAGTTTTTATCCTTAATATGATTCAATTCTCTAGCTAAAATACGACAACAGGTAGTGTTATGATTTACTAACCCATTTCCCATAAAAGCATGACTTTCTGGAACTGTTAAATCATACACTACACTAGTACTCTCTGTAACAGATTCAACAGTTAAAAACTGGAAAGAACCATCAAAATAACTTAATTCAGAACAAGTATTATTCATATCTTGCTCCTTTGAAACATTATTAAGGTGAATAATGTGATTAAACTTGACCATATTATAATCACCATGTATCTGAAGACCATGATAACCATTATTATGGACATTCTTAGATACAATACCAAACAGGGTTAGAATATCCCGTATACCATTCATTAAAGAATCTTTCCAAGTATAGAATATACCTTTACTTGGAACACCTAAAATGTCAAACAAGGAACTTAGTACCCCTGCTAAGAAATCTTTACTAGTGGAAAATACCCATTCAGGAATAGAACTATCACAAGAACCTAACTGGTGTTCCGTACCCCAAGAATATAAGTCTTTATCATACACTTCAAAAGAATACTCTAAGTCATCTAAGCTAGACTGAACATGTGTATGACAATAATCGAACATACTAAGGAAATACTTACCCATAGAATCACTTGTAGAAATAGAAACTACTCCATGAACCCTAAAATCACCTGAACAAATTAATAACCCTACTAAGTACCCCTTTAAAAACTCGGATTCATTATGACTAAACTTAGGAATATCACCTGTTGGATTATTAAACAGTATAGTATCATCACTACAGAAACAAACCCTGTCCATAACCCTGATATCTCTTAGATACTTCCAGTAAATACCATGGTCATTCATAACCAAGACTCTATGATTAGGAGTACCTTCAAGACTGAACAGATTAGAAGAAATTTTTATGGTTCTTTTTAGACCCCCATAATACAAGTGACTAGCTTCATATCCCCCACGTACCTTTATATGCTTATACGAGATATCCATGAAACCACTAGAATCAAAAGACTGTTCTTTCTCTGGTACGATATCTTTAATCTTTAAGTATCCAAGATTAGTGTGTACCCTGGTATCTTGGTCAACACACTTGCCTGTCCCAAAGAAACCAGAAAATATCAAACTCTTTGGAGCTGTATCGGGATTCTTTACAATAGCTTTTAAGATTTCAATGTTTTCTTTCTGACCAGCCACCTCATCCCAGGTAGTAGGTCTTAACTCCTGACTAAGCATTTATATTTCCTCCTTATGCAACAATACTGTACCAGCACCCCACTCCTCAATAGACTACCCGTACAGTATGATTATACCACAATTATTACGAATTTCACTGTATTTCTTTAACTTGGTACACATTTAGCTTAGAGTTCTTTATGTGCATAGCCCTAACTTTCCTATCTCTGTACATCTGCTCAGCTTTCTCCCTAGCATCAGCAGAGTTCTCAGCATCTACCGTGACGCACCCCATGCCCAAAGGCAGGGGCTTCTTGGTTCGACAACCACTGCATTCCAGCCGTAGCCGGAACGACTTACAAGATTTCCCCAAGCGTAGATTTCCGCTCGTCCAGCGGTATATATGTGTCTGGTTTACGCGGCTTTATCTGCCAAGGCTTTGGCAAGGATATTCCGTGCCGCATTTATATCCCTATCGTGTACCGTGCCACATTTCGGGCAAGTCCATTTCCTTACGGAAAGGTCTTTGGTTTCCGTATTCTGGTAGCCGCATACATGACAGGTCTGGCTTGACGGGTAGAAAGTCGGGACTTTCAAAACTTCCGAGCCGTAGAGCTTTGCCTTGTATTCCAGCTGACGGAAGAACTCGCTCCATGATACATCCGAGATTGCCTTTGCCAGCGTGTGGTTCTTCAGCATGTTCTTTACCCGCAAATCTTCCACAGCTATCGTTTGGTTTTCACGGACAAGTTGTGTCGATACTTTGTGCAGGAAGTCTTTGCGGATATTGGTTATCTTCTCATGGACGCGGGCAACACGCACTCTCTGCTTGTTACGGTTGTTCGACCGTGGCATTTTACGTGAAAGCCTGCGTTGCTCGCGAACGAGTTTCTTGGACAGCTTACGCAAAACACACGGATTGGCAACGGTATTGCCGTTACTGTCGGAATAGAACTCCTTCAGGCCAACGTCAATGCCTACCTGCCCGCCGCTATTGCTATGGAGCAGGTTTTCAACGTCCTGCTCCACGCACAGAGATACAAAGTATTTGCCAGAAGCCGTGCGACTGACCGTAGCATTCAGAATTCTGCCATCGAAATCTCGGTGCTGCTTGATTTTCACTAGACCGATTTTGGGGAGCTTGAGCTTTCCGTTTACCAAGCGGATGCCATTCGACTGATTGCGCGTGCGGTAGCTCTGGTTATGGCAATGCTTTGACTTGAATCGCGGATACTTAGCACGTTTCGCAAAAAAATTTTGATATGCTGTGTCGAGGTTGCGCAGGGATTCTTGCAAGGCCATGCTGTCCACTTCCTTCAGCCAGCAGGTTTCCTCACGGCGTTTCAGATCCGTGAGCATGGAAGCCGTCTGGACGTAGGTGACAGATTGGTGGTTCGCTTCCCATTGGTCGCGGCGTACAGCGAGAAAATGGTTGAACACAAAGCGGCAAGAGCCAAGGGTACGGTTTATCAAATTCGCCTGCGTCTTGTTTGGATAGATACGGTACTTGTATCCCATTATGTATGCTTCCATGTTCTCACTTCCTTTGCGAAGTCTTCTGGTTTTCGATATATTGCTTGATTATTGCGAGAGGAGCACCACCTACATTCGAAACAAAGTAGCTGTTCGTCCATAGTGTCGGCAGTTTAGTTTTAAGCCAAGGAAACTCCTCACGCAAAACACGGGAGGTTCTGCCTTTGATTGTTTTAACAGCCTTGTGAATGCCAAATTGCGGATCAACCTCTATCAGCAGATGTATATGGTCGGGCATGATTTCCATTTCGATTACGTCTACATGGATTTCTTGACAGATGGAATGAATCAACTCCTTCAGTCTTACGTCAACGCCATTGACCAATACCTTTCTGCGATACTTGGGGCACCATACAACATGATATTTACAAGAGTAGACTACATTGTTGTTTGAATGATATTCAATCTTCATATCTGTATTATACAACAATAGGCTATCTAATACAAGTAGCTAGAGAAATATTGTCCTCCTTCAGCCCGTCGAGGGCTTCGGAGGACGCGCCTTATATTCCCATAGCTAAAGCTAGGGTTTTACGGCGCTGTTGATAATACGACCACGAGTTTTTAGCAAAACATATACTTCATATGTTTTCTTCAAGAAGGCTCACTCCATTCAATGTTATATTCTTTGTATAGTTTCTTTAGTTTACTCAAAACACCACGTTCATTGTTAGCTTCTGCATATGTTTTAGCTGAAGATAGTCCATACCGATAGATATTTCCTTTCTTATCAGCTATAGGGTAAGAAAGTCCAGAATCAGGATGTTCCCTCCAATCAGAATCAACTTTCAGAAATATCTTTTTAGCTACAGAATCAGAGTCTTTAGCTACTACAAAATTCTTTAACTCATCCTTATCCACAGAACCCCAGTCATCATAACACAAACCACTAGACTTAGACACAGCTTCTATGATTTTTCTAACCTTCACTTTAGGAAGCTTGCTTGTAACTCTAGATAAGTCATCTGTACTAATACGTCCTACAACTTGATACACATCATTTTTAGAAACATACCCCTTAGTATCCAGACATACAAAAGAAGGCTTATCTAGACCCTCAGAACTCCAGTCCATCAAAGGGATATTGAAAGGAAACCTACTGCACACTTTTCTCATCTGAGATGAGATAATAGATACCCCTAACTTACTAGAATTAACACTCAAAACTAAGAACATATGATGAGAGTTAACTAATCTTTTAGATACAACATCTTTCAAAGAGTTCTTTCGTTTTATGAGAATTATATCTGAAACATGTACATTACTCATCAAAAAACCCCTCTTTAATCATTTTCTGAACTTTTGGTGTATTGAATGACTCTTCTATAGGAATATCCCATTCTCCAGAACTACGTACCCTATAATCAGCTACCCTGCATAGCAACTCCCTTTTAGATTCCTCTGGAAAACTTTTCCATGAACCATCTTCAAAGCACTTTTCAAGTGAGTCAATACTAGCATTTTTTACATCTTCTACGGTCATCATTAAACTTCATCTCCTGTAAGAATAGCATAGGCTTTTTTATACTTTTCCACCCGTTTCAAATCCCTGTCTGTTACGTTCGGCAAACGGGTTAAATCCATATTATTTCTTAAATCAGCCTTCTTGACAGCAATCGCTAAAGGATTCCCAGAGTTTTTTACATTTCGTACATAGTCAAGATAAGGAATCCCAGGGTCATGAGTTAATAGGAATACAGCATCAGCTATATCCCTACCAAACATAGAAATAAGACTTTCTTTAGTCATTTTTGTATCCTCTAAGGTATCATGCAACATACCCACGACAGCATAATCCTCACCAAGAGGAAGAACAGAATTAGAAACAGATGTTAAATGAAACAGATAGGACTTACCTGCTCTATCTGTCATACCTTCATGATATTTCTTAGCAACCTCAACAGCTAAAGAAAGTCTTTTTCCCACGATTACCAATCCTCTTTTCCTAATTCATGGAGAACGTCAAGTTCGTCTTCTTTACTCCAGTCATCAGACATACCCAGTTCATACACTGTTGGACAATCTTCAAATTCCCCAGTTTCCCAGTTGTATGACCGGTCATTATAGTGGTCAGAAGCTCTTACCATTGAAATAATACCACCAACACCACGTCTTACCCAGAATCCTTCTCTGTTAAATCCTGCCATTTCTATCACCTCACACAATTATTATAACATATACTTTAGATAAAGTAAATAAGACTATTTCAACTCACTATGTTCAAGGATAGTAAATACTCCTGCTGGGTCAGTGACATTACTAGAAATATTTCTCATCCTTTCTGCCAGAACATCAGAATTTAAGGGGTCTGTAGAGTCACTTCTATACTGTTCATACAACGGATGATTTACTTCTTTAGCCTGCATAGAAATTTCCGTATGGAACTGCAACTCAAAAAGAATACCCTTAGGAGAACGATATACACACTGAACAGCTTTCTGCAAAGAGTCGTGGTTCTTAAACCTAGTATAGAAATTTTTACACCTAACTTCTACATATTTAAGAGACTCTAACTTTTTCTTAGTTTCAAAGTACATAGAAGTAAAGGTATCTATAGGATAAATCATAGTGTATCGAATAGAGTCTTTTATATCCCTAGCAGCCTTGGATAAATCACCGTTAAAATTTGTATCAGAAGCATAGGCATCAGAACAAATCTTACGACCTAATGATGTAGGCTGCTTCAAACGGAAAGGAAGACCATACATATATCCATGATTAGACTTAACAATATCTAATATAGACTTAGTAATATCAGGTTCATTAGAATATGCTTTGTTGAATAAGTCAGAGGAAACCTTAGAAGCTTCTTTAGCAACAGACATAGGTACCCCAGACTCCTTCTGTATCTTATCTACATCTATAGACTCAGGAATTACAGGTGTTACTGTATTAGACATCCCATTACGTACTACTTGTGACTTTCCTAAGATATTCTTGTAATCATCATCTTTAAAATGATTAGCTAACTGTACAGGGTCAGCAGAAGTATCCTTATTTCCATTATTGAATAGTCTCTTATCATACCGTATTTCTACTAGACCCCTTCTAATAGAACCCCTAGCAAATACCAGTCTAAGATTAGATTGTACAAGTAATGAAAAGTTATGATGGAATACCTTATGAAGAATATCCAGAATATCGTCTATAGAGACTTTAACTTTTCTATGGATAAGTTTATTGAACTTATTCACTTCATCATCCGTACGACGTAACTTTGAGTAAGATATACTAATATACCGGGTCAAGTATTCTTCTGGAAACTCACCTACATCATCAAAAGATTCTTTAGGCGTAAGTATCTTACCAAACACTTTCTTAGAAAACAAAATACTATACTTATCATTTAGTTCAGGAAGAACAGCTTCTATTACTATTCCATTCATCTTTAGCAGTCACCACCTTATAGCTCACCATCGAAACCTTTGATATAATCCTTAATATCTTTTTCACACTCTTTCAGATTATCACATATAGCAATCCGAGTTTCCCCATCATATACCCTATAGGTACCATTAGTACCCTGATAAATATCCATTTCCTTTACTGTCTTAATATACTTTCCTTTTTCTTCGACCGCTTCAATAATCTTAGACATTGAAATACCCCCTTCAACTCAATAGAAAATACTAGAATCTAAACCCCACTGCCAATAAGGTGTTACCCTAGTAGAAGAGTACTGCCATCCAGCTACATGGGAGTTAGGGAATGAATTAGTAAAATCATTATTACTACCACTGAAATCAGCTACCCAGTAAGGTACATAATCAGCAAGTGAATTTACTTCTACATACCCATCAATGAATGTACCAGAATTAGAGTACACCCCAGCACTATACCCACAAGAATTACAATAAGATATGAAAGCACTGACCCTGCCTGTAGCATCTTCTACTCCAGTAGCCCAGTCAGCTACCTTATCCTCATCCTCTATGTCATACCATATTCCAAGAGTAGGAGTACGACCAGATAAATATTCTATAACACAAGAAGCTTCATTCGTTGACTGGTCAGGTGTATAAGCATTACAGAAACAATATACACCCCAAGGAACTCCCAGTCTTTCAATTTCACTCATGTAATTCTCGAACTGCTTAGTCTTTCGAGTACCCTCAGAAATCTTAATAATGACACCTTCATAGTCACTCATTAAAGAGTCAAAATCAATACCTTCCTGCCAATCACTTAAATCTACAACTTTCATAGAACTCTCACCTTCCAGACTAATCCCCTACCCAGGTATAACCATTAGGTTCATACCCATCAGAACGAACATCTACATGAACAAACTGAGATGAATAGTATCTACCTATCCCATCAAAACAAGCTTTAACACAAGCATCAGCTAGTTCATCTACAGATAAACCATCGACATAAATATCAGCGGCATTACCTAAGACATGCTGAGAATCAGGAACACCACCTACTTCTTCATTATGATAAGGACAACGATAACCACAAGACACTATTACAGGATATCCAATAGCACCCCTAAGGTGGTCTAACTTTTCTAGTAGTACTGGATTCATACCATTTTCTGGTAGTTCACCACAATGTTTGCATCTAAATTCGTCTATATCGAAGTACTGCATCTATATCACCCCTCTTACTATATACAAAAAAAGGTCATTAGAATGACCTAATGACCCTTGTGAACTATTTATAGAAGCTTGTAAGCTTTACCGTAAACAGATTGAACAATATCATGATATCTAGTGAACTCCATGTCTAATAATTCATCCATGTCCGTAACCCCACTAGATACAGCCTGTACTAAGTTCTTTGAGAACCCAGAAATAAGTAATACACCTTTTTCATTATTCTGCATAGGAATAGTATCGTAACTATACCCTACATTCCAGAAAACCAACCTAGGTAAAGAATACCCAGCTTCTCTATACATTCTAGAAATAGAGTCCATCAAAGACTCACCAAGACCACTAGTGGCATAATCAAACTGCATGTCGCTAACTACCAGAATAGTCTTAGGCAAGTCATCAGAAGACAGATTATTCTTTTTAGCTGTATCTAATACTAATTCAAAGACTTTCTTCAAATCAGTATTTGAACAGTCTGCTTCTTCCATTAATTTAATCAGTTTAGACCGTAAAGAAGAATACCCGGATAAGTCTACATATTTAGGGAACCTACTAAAAGTAATGATTTTATTTTTATAAGAACCTTTAAGGTTTTCAGCACAGTATAACGCAATACTGTCCCCTACATCCATACAAGTTACAGAAGAATCGGAACCAAGATAAGATAACATAGAACCAGAACCATCACGGACTACCATAGTATCTTTGAACCCATCCATAGACCCTAAAGATTTCCACATTTCTTCTAGTGTTGTATCTTCATCATTTACACCACGAGGAAAAACACCATTACGATACTTAGATACGATTTCGTATAACATAAGTACCCCAGAATGAATAGTTTCTTTACCGGAAACTAAGTCTTCCAAGTACTGCATACGTCGTTCAGGAGAATGACGTAAGAATGCATCCTTATACAATAAATTAGCCTTAGAAGGAACTTTACTGTACTCTACTTCATCCCACTTATTATCAGAAATTAAAGATTCTACAATACGGATATTCTTACGCAAGGTAGATACTTTCTTACGATATTCCCTAGCAGATATGCCCCAATTAGAATACAAAAACTTAGCAATACCCCTAGCAATAGAACTAGAAGAATTGCAAGAAGGAAGCCATTTTCCTAATAAAGAGGTATGTTTACCCCGTATAGCTTTAGCATAATCTGTCTTGAACTGATTGTATAAGTAACTAACTACATACTCCCGAACATCCTCATTCTTAGAGTAGTAAGCTAAGTATACTAAATCATCAAATCTACCGATAGACTGAATGACATCAGAGAATACCAACTGCTTGGTCAATTCTGGAAAATCATTAGAAATAGATACCAACAACTTTCTGAAGTAATTACGTTCCCCCATCCCTTTACGGATATCCCTAAGGTATAATAACCAAGATAAAGAACGAATAGCTTCTTTCTCACCAGAGTTCATGTACCCTTTCAAAGTATGATAAGATTCATCAAAGAAACTATCAGAACAACCCCGGCAAGCAGATACTCCGAATGTAAGGTCTACTAATGGACTTTTACCAGAATACCTATAAGCACTAGCTCCATTTTCAGTACGTGTCATTTCAGAATTCTTCATTAACTCGATGAAATCAGACATGTCCACTCCTCCTTTTTAGACAAAAAAATAACGGACTAGACGTAATTGTGTGTCTTAGTCCGTTATACCTAGACGCCTTAAAGAGAGTATTTTTCACATAAATAGTCTTCTTATAATTTGCTGTTAGCGTCTAAACAAGACACATGATATCACATCAATAGTTTGCATATTGGTTCATTGTATATCATAACTAAAATCATGATATACAATGAACCTTTGCGATAAGCCAGGTATCTATGAATTAGATACCTGTTAAGTTTCCATAGCATTGGCGTATCTAACCAGTGCTGGTAGCTTGGAATCACCACCAGGTGAACAATACGTCACTGCTCTGCTCAATAACCCAATGAAGTTAATCATGAGTTATCGACTCTCAACCAATAATGTATGCTGTTCGTGTCTTTACATAAGTATAATACCATATAGAATTGATTTTGTAAAGACTAATCTTTCTTTAGATTAGTCTGTTTCTTAGAGTATGTACAAATCTTATCCACTAACCCATCAGATAAAGCTTGTTCGGATGTTAGATATAACTCCATACCAGAATTTATGGATTCCTTCAAAGAAAATATATCTATTTTAGTTAACTTATTGAACATATCTATCTGCATATTGTTCAGATAGGTTAACTGATTACCTAGAACATTTAACTTTCCAGGATTCATACTGTATAGTTCTTCATAAGAAGTAGAATGAATCATGAACATACTATAAGGAACACATTCCCTATAATCACCATTAATAGCAACCAAAGAAGCACAACTATAAGCACACCCTGTAACTATTGTCCGTACAGGTTTAGATACAGACTTCATAGCATGAATGATAGACAAAGCTCCAGAAACTATACCACCTTCTGAATTTATCAACAAATCTATATCTTTAATATCATCATTATCATCCAACTCAAACAGCTTTTTAACTACTTCAGAAGAAGAGGCATCACTAACTTCACCAAAAAGATATACCTTATTACTCAAATAAGAATCAGATTTAGTAACACTTTCTACGTAATAGAAAGGAGAATCACTGCAATTATCATCACCAGATCCAAAAACAGGATAAGATTGCCAACCCAAAGAAACCACCCCACATATTATTTTGCTGATATAGACTTCTTTTTAGGAATCTTAGAGTAGTCTATATAGACTTTACCGTCATGTTTCCCATTATCACTCATAGCCCCCACAGAATAGAAAAATCTTTTCTGTTTATCTGTAAATTTTTTCTTACTAACCAGCTCTTTTGACTCCTGCAACTGAGGCTTAGGAAACTTGAATACCTTATACAAAAATTCATTTACAGTATCTACGGTTTTCTTACTCATACAGCTTCTTTCCTCATCAGAGTTTGTTTCCCACCACAAAGGTGTATTAACTTCAGGAGGTTCCTTGCTAGCAGCCTGACCTACAGCAAACCAATCACATAACATCTCCAAGATGTACTGCAAATCCATATCTACCCCGTCCCAGACAGGATTATTAGGATGATGTAAATTTACAGTGAAATGATGATTCCAAGCCTTAGTGTAATTAGGATAGTCTATCTTTTCATAATTAGGGGCATGCTTTTCATTTTCAGTAGCATCGAAGTGAAACCTGTAAGGATAAAATTCTATCTCTTCCAATTTAGAAGCATCATGCTGTAATATATGTTTTTGTAAATCTAGTATAGCATTATGAATATCTTCATCAGACCATATCCTAGAGATATTATTTTGCTGTAGTAATGGGTACATATACCTATAGAAATTATCCACTACATGACATACATGGGAAAGAATGTATTTATAATATTTAAGGTACATTCTCCTCTTATCGTCAGACTTTTCTATATCAACCACTTTACTCATACAGCCTATAACTCCTTACTAGAAGGTGTTGAAGAAATTCCCTTGAAAGTGAAAGATTTTCTACCAACACCTATAGCTAGATTATGAATATTAGCATTTTGTACCTTACCATTTACCCTTACTACACCATTAGAATCATAAGAACCACCTATACGGGCTAGTAAGTCCTCTACGGAAATATACCCAAATTCATCTGTTTCCAGTTCTTTAGATACCCACCCAGTAGTATAATCAACCAACTTATATCTCAAAAGATATCACGCTCCTTGAATCCGAATTTCACTATCAAGGTTATCTGCAATCTGACTAACCCATCCCCTATAGTTATGAGTTAGTGTGCATATAGAAACCCTAGGGTCATGAGTATTTCCAAACAACTTGATAGCTTCAGGAAACCCAGAATTTGAAGGATTCTTGAATAAGTCACACTGACCTGTATGACCAATAACCACGACTTTACAAGAATCTTTTACCCTTGTGAGTACCTTCTTCAATTCAGAGGCATAAAAGTTTTCAGCTTCATCGATTAGTATGACCCTCTTATCGATAGACATACCTCTCATAAAAGTATGAGGCATGAAACGGATATACCCTGTACCCTGTTTCTTTATTTCTATGTCATCACTTTCAATAGCAGTGAACGGGTTAATCCCCAGAGTAACTAACGTATCTAGTAAAGGCATCTTATAAGGGGCTGTCTTATCTTCTACAGAACCTGGCAGATAACCCTGCTTTTCTTCCTGAACAGGAGCTACAATATAATCTATACCATCATATAGTCCATACTGTACCAATAAATTAGCTACTCCCAAGGAAATGAATGTCTTACCTGTACCGGCTACAGAATTACAGAATACTATCTTCTTTTCAGGGTTCCATATACTATCCCGAAAAATTTTCTGCTCATCATCCAACTGTATACCGTAAAAAGGATGTTCTTCTAATGTAGAAGGAATATCTACATTAGAAGATTTAACAGAGTTAGATTTTCTCAAACGGAATCATCCTATCTTCAATAAAGTTTTATTAGTCACAGAAAGAATCGATAATAGAGTCCATAGTCTTACGGAAACCTGTACGACCTTCATGGATTTCTTCAATCTTCAATTTAGCTAACTGTTTTTTCGTGACTTTATATTCAGCACCCTGGTCAAAGTCATAAATGGTAGCCGTACCCCTCTTATCAATCTTACGGACTTCAAACTGAACACCTTTATTCGTCTTATAAGCTTTACCAACTTCAAGGTCTACAGAAGAGTCATTACTACCAGATTCTGTGATATAGCCAAGATTTCCAATCTTTTTGATAGCATCATCAATATCCTTAGAATTTTTCAGCTTCTTAGCTAAAGAATTAGCTACCTTAAGAATAGTATCCCTTACCCTACTTTGTGTGGTATGATATACATAGTAATCAGAACATTCGGCATCTACCGGAATATCTACTTCTATAGTAGGTTCATCGTCATCATTCTTACCTACAGCTACTATAGCACCAAACTGATTATAGTATACCCGAACATGTTTATCACCATCTAACGGAGACAAACCAGAGAAAGAATCATCATCTTCCCTAGTACCTACATGTAACATAGCTTCCTTAACAGGTTCTTCGTCGTCATCAACACCATTAGCATTAGAGTCCTGTACCGGCCAGGTAGCCCCACATTTTACACAATAGAAATCATTACCATTATTATGGATATTGACATCATGACTGCCACACTTAGGACATACAATACCTTCAGAGTCACCCACTACCCCTGTAGGAGTGGATACAGCACTAGCATCTGTACCTTCTTCAGCATCAATAGGAAGACCGATTTCGTCACCAAACATACCAGATTCACTAGACTTAGATTCACGAATCTGTTCAATGATATCACCGATAATAGAATTCTTTTTAATCATAATTTATTCACCTTTCTAAAACTCAAAGTTTCTTACTTTCAACAAGATACAAGTCAGTAGTATTTAGGAAGTCTTTTACGTTCCCTACAATATATATTACCCTATCTCTAGAAATTTTTCCAGACTTACATTCTAATTGTGCCATAACAGGATCAAAGATTTTCTTTAGTTCATCAGAATCATAAGAAGTCCTACCCTTTCCAATACTAACAGTTGCCCCCTCAGCAGAGCAATATCTTTCAATAGTAGTATCCTGCACCCTAACATCTACTAAAATATCTAACTTACTTATATCTTTCCCAGACAAAGACATCCCATAACTATGAATGAAGGTACTGTGCTTAGAAAGTAGATACCTTGTAAAAGCTTCTCCGAACCTCTCCTGCATTACCCTCTTACCAGAAGCAGTACTGTATTTCTTTAGTACAGAACTTTTCAAGAAAGAGAAATCATTCCCAGATAAATCTTCAGAGTACAGCACACCAGATACCCTAGACACCTGAGAAACTATCCAAGAAGGATTTAATTTAAGAATAACTATCCTAGAAGAAGTAGAATCTTTAAAACCATACAAAGATACAATCATAGTCAACTTACTACCAGTACCGGCATCTTTAAATTCAAAAGAAATAGATAGTACTTCATTCTTATCTTTAGTAGAAGTTAACGTATATGTACCATCTTTTTCAGATTCTACTTTATAGTCACTTCGTAAAGAATCAAGAATCATAGAAACAACATTAGAGTTTATATCTTCTTCAACATCTTCACGTACATTCTTAGATAAAGGAACTATCTTAGTCTTGTAGTCACCCCGTAAGAAGTATTCATAAGTAGCAGACTTAGAATCAAAGTTTATCAGAGAAGCTTCTATCTTACCGAAAGAACTATTGAATTTAAGTACTGTATTACCTACCCCTACAGCATCTTCAGCCTTAGAGATTAAATACTGTTTTACATCTCTTTCTATCTTAAATTCACTCTGTAAGTCAGTACCAGATAATACTATAAGGTCACCACCATTAGAACTATTAGCCATTAAGTTTACGGAGTTACTACCTAAAGGGAAACCAACCCTATCAAAGGATAGAATAATATCATAGTCTACCCCAAACATAGAGTCTTCCGTAGAATACTGTCTATTACCAGTGTCTTTTTTAGAAAAGTAGTCAATAGTAGAGAGATACTCAGAAACACCAAATAACAGAGTATATACTAAATCTTCATCAGGTTTACCATTACCAACATCCTTGGTATAAGGAACTAATTTATCAGAATCTAACCATCCACCACTAACAGAATAAGAATTTTTCCCAGATATATAGTCAGCAGAAAAAGTGAGACCACCTACATAAAATTTGAAAGAAGATAGAGTACCATCTATTCCTTTAGAAGTAGATTTATTAGTACTTACCCCAGGTAAATTAGATGTGGAACTAGAAGAAGTATTAGACTTTTTAGTTGTGACAGGAGCTACCGGAGTATTCTGTTTAGCAGGAATTACTTTATTAGGCTGAACAGGCTTCGTATTTTTAGCTGAATTTGAAGTAACATTACCGGAAGTATTTGTTTTAGATACTTTAGGACTTAGTATATTATTACTGAAAACACGACCTTTATCATCAGCAGTATCTATCTTATGACCTTCTTTATTCCATAAGTCAATGTTATCTTGAATATCTTTATTAGAAGCTTTTACAGGAGTATACACTGTACCATCAACATCCGGAGTCAATTCAGAATCAGCTTTCTGAAGAGCCCTGTCTGTAGCAAATTTACAGTCATAGTCTTTCAAGAAAGTATTTATTTTACCAGAGTTTTTAAAGTACTTATCGGGAATAAATATCTTACCAGCAGCTATACGGTCATCCCAGTTTTTAGCAGAACCTAACCCATAAGCCTTCACCAAATCTAGTAACTTCCCATTATACTTCGTTTCTACATCTTTTAATAATTTCTTATAATCAGGAACTAGATAACCTTCAGAGATAGTGTCAACTATATCATCTTCTGTAATGGTATTACTATCCAGCAGTTCACTGAAATCTTCAGAAATACCCAGTATCTTATCACGACAAGAATCACAGAGTACATGGTCTAAGGAATACTGAACAGTATCTTCTTCCCCACAACAATCACATACCCCTAAAAAAGGGTCAGAAGAAACAGATACAGATTCACAGATGAAGTCCCTAGCCTCTGAATCTCTGAATAATTCATATACATCATCCATTAAAACAATACCTCCCTAATAAGCCTTTAAACATGAATCAGGTAAATGTAACGTACAATCTAAACTAATATTAGATTTCATAACAATGTCGTACTTAATATCCCCAGGCATATCTTCTAAATTAAGCCACTTAGAAGTCTTCCCATAACCATAAAATACTTTAATTCTATACCCATAGGTATTCCACAGAAGTATTGGAATGAACGTACTAGTATCTACCCATTTCGGTACACCCTTATAATAAGAAGTATTTTCTATTCTAATAGAAGGGTCATCATAACGAGGTAAAGAAGACTCTATATAATTATACAGCTCATCCTGAGTAATACCTACATTACACATACTATAAGTCTGCATCATGTCATTCCAAATCTTATCACAAATTTCACTACTATCCACAAAATAAGAACTATAGGCTAAAGAAAAACCTAAACACACCGTATTCCTATTCACTAACTTAGAACAAGAGGGAGTGATGTACACAGAACCTAGTAAATCAGCATAGAAATACCTAGAAGGAGTTGCTTCACTACCAGGGTACTGATACTTGTACTTAAAATTAACAGGAGTACATAAACAAGGATTACCCCTATAATGTGATCTAAGTTTAAGCCGTTCCCTAGCTAAGTCATGGAGATACCCTTCAAGTATAGATTGAAACCTAGTGTCCCTTTTCCTAGACAATAACATCTATATCGTCTCACCACCTAACATGTTTACGTAGCATAGAAGAAGCTACTCTGAAATAGAAATTTAATATATAACTCATATATCATTCTATAATTAAACGCGTCATACATAGAGGTATCAAAATCCTCAGGATTATACCACTTAGAAAGACGAACAGGGTCTGAACATCTAGCGAACCTGGTCCTATAACTATCCGTATCCCAAAAAACTAAAGGAATGAATTTAGTAGTATTTACCCATTTAGGAAGCCTAGAATACTTAGTAGTATTTTTTAGAGAAACAGATGTATTATCGATACCACGGAATTGAGTATATATCTGATTCAGTAAATAATCTTTTGTGAAGGGTACGTTATCCACACCCTTAAAAATATCGACTAAGTAATCCCACGTCGGGTCTATAATAGAATCAGTATTTACAGTATAAGTTGGATTATCCAAAGATAACCCTAAAGCTAAAGTATTACCATGAGAAATACTGACTGGAACTATACTAATAGCTACACGGCTAGTGGATTGAACTCCGAAAGTATAATACCTACCATCTGTATACTTATACTTATAAGAGTAAGTGATGGGTACATCAAGATAAATATGCTTATCATCAGATGAATATTTACACATAGAAAATATAGTAGTGTCACCAGAAAACACAGAGATATACGATGTCTTTAAGTACTTAGATATATTATAGACTAGTATGTTATAAAAACTCTTATCACTTTTCCTAGATATAAGCACCTAACCATTCACCCCCTTCTCATCAGAACATTAATTCAAAATTAGGGAAAATGACTTTAATTCTAAAAGGAGGGTCCATATCGACATACCCAGACCTAGACAGAGGTGAATCACCAAAATCATACCACTGAGAACAATGGCCCCTACTGGTTACCATTTTAACCCGATACCCATCCGTATTCCACACCAGAAAAGGAATAAAATCACTAGTGTCTAACCATTTTGGTAGACCTTTATACTCACAATAATTTTTTACAATACCAGAAGTGTCATCATAAGAAGGAACAGTATTTACAATATGGTTTCGTAAATCCTTTAAAGTCAAGTTCTTAGGCTCTACCCCAAGATTAATACCTACTATCTGTTCCCATAAATCCCTAACCATATCATCTACATCTATTAAAATATGACTAAAAGAAAAAGATAACCCGAACACCGTAGTATTTTTATTAACTAAATATGTATTTGATAACTTAACTAAAATATGACAGTTACCCTTGTAGAAAATAGTTGTGTCACCATAATGATACGGGTATTCAAAGTATATCTTTAACCTAATCGTATCATCATAAGACGAGTCTAAAGAATAACTAAACCTTTTCTTAGAATACCTGTCTACTAAATTACTCAATATATTATAAAAATTAGAATCTCTCTTTCTAGAAAGAAGCATGTGTATAGTCACCACCCAAGATCATAAGTGAATTTTTGTAAGTGTTAATCTATAGAAAACAATAGTATCGTTTTTATGTATAAAAAGTCCTAGCCATACCTGACTAGGACTCTACTATAGACTATTTTGTTTTCTTCTTCGTATTATCTTTTAGTACATGCAAGATTTTCTCATTCTCTATAGTCTTGCTTTCTTCCTTTGAAACCTCTTCCAATCCTTTATTGGTTTCCCTTACTACCTTAGCCTTCTGTACCATATCCCGGACTTTCTCATTATACCTTTTATCAATATCTTCTTTTGTAGTAATACCCTTTTCAACCAAGATATCTGTTAATACCTGTAAATTAATAATATTAGGAATTACATACCGGCTGTATAACTGGTTAATGTCATCCATATGATATTGATTAGACTGATTCATATTTTCAGTCAACTGCTGTAATATCTCAATCAGTTCTTTTCTAGAAACTTTAGCACTTAGTGCCTTCCCGTCTGTAAACAAGTCTACTTTAGTCTCCGTAACGTCACCCTTAGTGACTGTTTCCTTATTCGTATTATCTTTTACCAGTTCCATTACAAACTCTCCTCACAAAAATACTTTACTATTACTTAGAAAATGATGTACCTGTTCCTGATACCAGTTATACCTCTTCTCATAATCACTAGGAGATTCAGTTTCTTCAAGAACCCCTACATCTTTATCCCCTTTGTATATCTGTAACCTAACTACCGTACCTTTCAACTTCTTCTTAGCGGACTCATATCCTGTATCACCAGCTTTATCGGAGTCGAAAGCTACGATGAAATAATCCGTCATCGTATTCAATATATCAGACTGTACTCTATTAATATTAGAAGTCTGCATAGCTACAGCATTAGAGTAGATACTACGTATACTGTCTGCATCATAAGCACCCTCCGTAACTACTATAGGGTCACCGTATTGAAACTTATCAGACATCTTATCTATTCCATACATAAGGTAATGTAAGGAAAAATCCATGAACTCCTTACCCTGTATAGAACGGAACATGACAGAAATAGGATTACCGGCTATGGAATTCATAATAGCAATACAAGCCCCAGAATTCCCTATGAACCTCTTCTGATAATCAGTCATCTTATCCAGTATACCTATATTATATAAATCCTGGTATAGACATAACCGATAATTAGAATACTTATATTTCTTAGCCAACCGTACATACTTAGAACTATCAAGTATCCTGTCTTTCGGATACTCATGTACAGGCTTTAAATTCTTCCAAAGAGCAGATAGTATTTCCTTTATGGTTTCTATATCTTGGACTAACATAAGGAATCACCAGAAGTCTTCATAGAATTAGCTAGATTGTTAGATAGCACTTCTGTTACATCCACTGTTTCTTCATGGAGAAGTACTCTCCCATTATCAGAGATTTCATTAAGGTAATACTTGACTACCCCACCCACATCATCACAGACAACTCGAATAATTTCTGACTCCTGGACTTTATTATCATTATCTTGATAAATATACGTTGTATCTAAAGGTAGAATATATCCCCTAAAATCACAAGAATAGATGATTTCAGTAGAACCATTTGTAAAATAGTAGGTAATTGTCTTTTCTTCTTCGTCCATCACAACATCAGATACATCATCCAAAGAAAACCCAAATAAGAAAATAATACTTTCAATCTCTGTATGACATAAAATTTCTACAGAATCAAAAGAAGTATTTTCTGGAATATTCTCAAAATGAATTTTTACCTCATCACAACAGTAAGCATAGAACTCTTCCTTCATCATAGTAAAACCTCCCCTAAATAACATACTCCTCATAAGCACCATTACGACAGTTTTTATACTGGATACCTCTAAAATGAGCCACATCAGAATACATTTTAGAACCTACTATATAGTCTGTAACACCATACTTCTTCAATAAGTGTTCATATACAGAACTTCCTACAAAAGCATTTCTATAATTCTGAAGGAAACCCCTTTTCAACAAACCCATAGTAGGAAAATGGTATCCTACTATTATTTTACGTACAGGTTCAGAGTAAGTCAACCGACCTCTCTGTAATTCCCTATCCATTTTAGTCACAGAATAATCTACCAGCTGACAGTCTATCGTATTACCCATCCCAAGAAGATAATCATCTTTATTTGTGAAATAATTCGTATCGTGAACTATGGGTATCTCTAAGAAAGATTTATTCGTTATCTTTTTCAAAGAGATAGGTTTTCCAGTATACAAAGAATAGTCATACCATGTAAAGAAACCAAAGATATGTACATACCTCTGAAGGACAGGATGAGTAATCAGACAATTAGGATGATTCATATACCTACCCATTACATATCTGAAGTAGTGTCCTTTATCTGTAACCTTACCAGAAGGATAAAAATCAGAACCTCCAGGAAGGAACCGTACCTTGGTATCTATCCTATCTTGGAAATACTGAACTAAAGAACTAATGAAAGATTCCGTGGTATCCATAGAAATACCCGTATCTCCACATAGTACCAGATAGTCTATCCCCTTACCCTGTACCTCTTGATATAATCTTCTTACCATATCTAAGATTTTAGAACCAGATACCTGTAACCCACTTATGTAATAAACCTTCATGACTTTACCCCTTGAAAATATACTGAACCAACTTCCACAGAAAAACAAAGAATAGAAGTATGAAAGTGTACCCCAGAACCTTACCTAAAGAATACAAGAAATCATACATGTCAAACACTCCTTAATTATACTTATTTAGATAGTTGAAGATAATTCAAAATGTCCTGGTCTGAAATAATCTGAAAAGTATCGTATTCAAGAGGAATAGATACAACCCTATTAGTACCATCATCCAAGCACTCTGTTACTTTCAAAGAAAAAGGAGTATCTTCATCACTTCCCAGAATACGGAGCTGAGCCATAACCTCTACATTACTAGATATCTTCTCTTTCGGATAGTGAAACATGTGTACATCAGGTATACCCATCTCATACCGTAAATGATTATAAATTAATTCACTATCATAGTAGTAATCACGTTCAGAATTGATAGAGTTAAGGTAAGAATCTATATAAGACCTGTTATCATCCGTGAGTACCAGACAATACGGACATACTAACTGTTGTAAGTAGTCTACAGAATTTCCCCGTATGAATACATACACCATATCATAGGGTACGAACTCAGAATTCATCTGGTCTATACAATCTTCCGTAACCCCTGTAACAAAAAATTTCATTCTAGTCCCTCTCATTTAAAAAAAATCCACCAGATTTTTTAGGTCTGGTGGACTCATGAGGAGTGTTTGACATATCTAAAGGAAGTTTACCCTATCGGGAAGGCATTATGTCAATACCGTATCTATACATAAGGAGACTAAAATGCAGAGAGTTATTCTTCCACTCTCCTTATGTATATATAACTAACTCCTCATTAGAATTAATATACCTTATTGTCCAGTACTACCAAACCCACCAGAGCGAGAACCACTAGCATCATCATCAGAAGCTAAAGAGTAAGGAAGGAAAATACCCTGTCCAATTTTATCACCCCTATGCAGTGCAGTATCTTTCGTTACCATGAACAAGAAACCGATTTCCCCTTCATTATCTGGGTTATCGATATAATCGGCATCTACAATTCCAACACCATTAGCCAGAAACATTCCTCTCTTTTTAGGGTTAGAAGAACGATTACACAGCATTAAGAACTCATTAGTGGGTAAACTGACTTTGATACCAGTCTTTACCAACTGCGGGCCTTTATCGGCATATAATGTCTGGTCTTCATAAGCAAAAAAGTCATACCCGGCACTTAAACAGGTACTTCGTTTCGGTAAAACAGCATCAGGCTTACTAGATACAGGCAAAAATTCCCTTAACGGCATACCATAACACTCCCCTTCTTATGACATATGAATAATGATATGAGAGTATCTAGGAACCCTATAGGGTTCCTAGAAGGTAAGTTCAGCGTCTCCATCCTGCGGGCGTCTTACCACTCTCATATATAGTATACCATATGAATTACTTATAATCAAGTATTTTTATATACCCTATCCCAAAGAACTACCTTTCCACCAGATAAAGTGGCAGGTATATCTATTACCCTCTGATTCGGAGAACCCCTTAGGGGTAGTGTAATATCCCTATGAGATAAATCAAACCGTCCGTCTATCAGGACATCAGCTAAAGAAATTGCCTGAAATGCCTTAGAACGTTTGATTAAAGTTTCATACGTATAACCTGACCATAAATAGATTTTAGTGTCTGGATAGATAGATTTGACTCGTTTTAACAATGGAAGAATTATATCTAAATTACCGTCTGTCATAGGTTCACCACCTAAGATAGATAAATCCCTATGTATTCCATTCTTCCTAAGCAAGACTAGTATCTTATCTATATAGTCACTGGGTAACTCATACCCACCCAGCACATCCCAGGTTTCTGGGTTATGACAACCTTCACAATGATGAGGACATCCCTGTAACCACAAGGAAACACACACCCCATCCAAACAATCTACGGTATCATTAGAACGTATTCCTGCATATCTCATAGTCATCACAACTTTTCCAATGTGTCTAAATGAAGTACCCGGTCACGTATCTCTTCCGTCCGTCCTTGGTTCCAGAAATTCGTTCCGATGTAGCCACATGTCCTCCGAGCTACATTCATTTTAGACTGGTCTGTATTTCCACAATTCGGACATTCCCAGTACAAGTGACCTTCCTCACCCTTTATCTGAATTTCACCGGTATATCCACATACCTGACAGTAGTCAAATTTAGAGTTGATTTCAGCGTACATGATATTATCATAAATAAATTTAAGCATATCCAATACAGCTGGTATATTATGGGACATATTTGGGACTTCTACATAGGAAATAGCTCCACCTGGACTTAACTGCTGAAATTCAGACTCTAATTTCAACTTCGTGAAAGCATCAATGGGTTCCCTCACGCAGACATGGTATGAATTAGTGATGTAATCATGGTCAGTTACCCCATCGATACGACCAAACCGTTCCCTCAAACATTTAGCGAACTTATACGTCGTAGACTCTAAAGGAGTACCATACACAGAGTAATCTACATCTTCAGCTTTCTTCCAGGTCTGACAAGCATCATTCAAAGCCTTCATGACAGATAAAGCAAAACCTTTCCCTTTCGGATTCGTATGACTTACTCCAGTCATGACTTTAGTACATTCATACAGACCAGCATATCCTAATGAAATAGTAGAGTATCCATGATGTAATAGTTCATCAATCGTTTCACCCTTTTCCAATCTAGCAAGAGCACCGTTCTGCCACTGAATAGGAGCTATATCAGATACCGTACCTTCCAATCTCTTATGACGGCACTGTAACGCCTTATGGCATAGTTCAAGTCTTTCCTGTAATACGTCCCAGAACCGTTCCATCTTCTTTGATGAATCTACTTTACCCTCTTTTATTTCTTTATCTACCGTCAAAGCTACATCGGGTAGATTGATAGTAACAACCCCCTGATTAAACCGGCCATAGTATTTATGACCCTTTACCTTATCCCAGTTAAGAGCCTTAGCGTAGTTCTTGGTTGTCCTATCAGGTGTTAAAAATGAACGACATCCCCTAATATATTCACTACAGGTCACAACTCTGTAGCAGTTCTCTTATGAACTTCTGTATATCACTATACAGTATAGACTATATCAACCCTAACCCATGTATTAGATTAGGTCCACCATTTCGACCATCCTATGTTTATGGCCTACTCCTACTCACCTTTCAGCTTTCAGATAGTCGTTAGGCTTTTAAAGATATACTGAGTATATCTTATTTAGCACGGTAGGTTATCTTTTAAAGACTTTCCCCGTTTAGGTAGGTTTTGCTATTAAGATTACTCTTAAAAGGCACAGTTATGTTTATGCATGGGTATTCGTCGCCATTTTTTAACTTACGTTGTACTTTATTTGAAATATAATCCGGTACCATCCTCTTAGCAGAACATTCAGCAGCTAGTTTCGTCAAGTACCAGTATTTTGAATCTTCATGTATATTACAATCGTCTAAAGCATATATCAGTTTAGGGAAGGCAGGTGTGATATATACCCCTTGTTGATTCTTAACCCCCTGTATCCTCTGCTTTAGTACTTCTTCGATAGCAATGGCAAGGTCATCCCGCCCTGTCCCTTCAGGTACTTCGGATAAATCAAGGTATACCGTAATGAAGGGAGCTTGGCCGTTGGTGGTCATCAGGGTGATTATCTGATATTGTAAGGTCTGTACCCCAGCTGAAATATCAGATTTTACCAACTGCTCTATCTGGTCATCAGAAAACGTAGGGAACTTATGTCGTAACGTAGACCTTGTGACTTCTATAAAGGGAGATAAATGGGAAAGTGTGATAGACTGTCCTCCATACTGACTAGAAGCTACTTGAGAGATGACCTGCGTAGCAATATTACAAGCCGTAGAAAATTTATGAGGCCTGTCTATCTTTACATTAGAGATTACCGTCCCGTTCTCCAGCATGTCCTCTAGATTTATGAGGCAGCAATTTCCTGTAACAATACCCCCATCAAGAGTAAAAGAATGAGTAACAGGTTCCTCAACACACCAAGAATCATATACCCTAGTATTTGAATGAGGTTTTATAGACTTAACCTTCCAAAGATTATTAAAATTCTGCTTTAACCTGAATCGAATAGTAAACAGAGTGGAATTATTTTTAAAATTGGTATCCCTAACTTCCTTAGTAACACTGGCTATATAATACCCAGCCAAAGAGGATATGTCCTCTATCATATCTACTATACGAGTATCTGAAGTAGATATCCTATTAGAAGATACAGCACCATCAGCTTTATAATATCCCAAGAATAAGTACTTCTTTAAGTCTGAACCCATAAACCTCCAGGACTTAGAATTTAAGAAATCCTGTTTAAAGGCACCATGTATAACAACATAAGAATCACCATTAGAATAACCATTAGGTGTAACCCTATAACCAGCCTTAACAAATATAGGAGAATATTCTACCTTATGACCACATAACCTGATATATGTTCTACTACCGTGGTCACACCCATCACCTAAAGCGAAACCTACGGAAAATGCTCTAGCCTGTTCTTTTGTCAGATGATTTAAATCATAGGAAAAAGAAGGATGAAGAGGATATAGAGCCATACCAACTCTAAGACTAGAAGTTACAGAACCATCATTTAGAATCCATCTATGATCAGGAGTACAAGTTACAGTTTTTACAGACCTGCCAGACTGAAACGTAACGTCTACCATCCGTCTCTTACCAAAATACCTGACAGTAGCCTGTCTCCATACACCGTCTTTATCTAGAACCTTCAGAGTTTCACCATCTTGACAAGATTTAAAAGTCCGAACACCATCATCAGTAACAAACTTAGTTGAAGATAAGAAGCAGTTGTGGAGTCGAGTGATGAAATAGTCGGCATCATGGAAATGAAGTATCCCTTCTTTATGAGCTTCTACCACCTCATCGGGTAGTAACTCCCTCATGGTTAAATCTGTAGATACAGCCCCAGCAATATAGTCCCTCTGCGTCGTGACCAGATGAAAATCTTTGTTTGAATTTTCACCTGACCAATAATCACTGGTACCGTCTATGATTTCTTTTACCGTGTCATCTATGGTATTCTTTCTGGCCCTTGTCCTCTTATCCCTGTATAGTATGTAATCTTTAGCCGTTCCTTTATACCTAGAAGTCATCAGCTTCTTTTCCACCATATCTTGGATAGTTTCTACGGATACGGGTGTCGTTGTAGACTGTAGGGTATCTTCAATACTACCAGATACCTTTTCTACGTATCCTTTGAAATCTGAATCTACCTCACTATGACTAGCTAAATAGGACTTACATAACGCAGTCTCTATCTTACCCCTGTCAAAGTCTACGATTCTACCATCCCGTTTCTCTACGTGTATCATGCTTGGATTACTCCCTTTCTCTATGGATTTTTTATAGATACAAGAACGGACAGAACACAACATATAGTCTATATCCCGTCCGTTCCTGTCTTGTACATACTATATATAGGTTATCTTAGAATACCTTAGATATGAAATTTAGAGACCAGATACAGAAATTAGTAGTCTATTTCTTACCCTTATTACCCATTCTTACCCACATCACACTTTTCGGAATACATACAAGGGTTCCACATTCTGTACTTTCGTCCTCTTACCCTGTACCAGATACGTCCTGGAATTAGCAGAAGATAAGTGGTCTGTCTTTACATATTGGAAACCCACTTTGTCAGCGATAGGCTGTATCATATCAAAGAAATGATACTTACCATAATCTTTGATGTTCATCAAGAAGTAAGCACCATGGACTAAGTATCTATATATGTTCTGTATCGTCGGAGATAAATAGTCCGTTACCCACTTATCTAACGTATCGGGTAAGTCTACCCCCGGATATAATTCCATATCGAAATAGGGAGGACTACTGAAACTTAACCCTACGGTATTTTCCCAGTCACTATGAAAGATTTCAGAACCTGTACCCCGTATATCTGCGTTAGGAATGTCACAGATAGACTGAAAATCAGAATACTCCTGTTTTAACCGTTTAATCAACTCTGTACTCGGGTCTGTCCCACAATAAGCATAGTTATTCCGTAAAGTACCCAGCATTCGGTTACCCCACCCACAAGAGTAATCATATACCACCCCATTTACGGGAGGATACTCTTGAAGTATATAGTCTACCCAGGACAATGGAAAGTTATAAGCTTTCTTTACCAGACGGGTACCCCCTACCCTACAGAACGTCAGAAAACTATCTACCGTTAAACCACCCCCATCATACATAGAAGGATGAGCTAGTATATTACCTTTTATCAGACCCATCAACCCTTTATCGGTCACGGCATCAGAAATACTAACAAAACTTCCATAATACTGTACCTGGTATAGCAAATCATTGATATAGTACTTATCCGTCACACTACAATCCGTACTACCCATATACACATCATATAAGGCCCTATGGACTTTAGATAACTCGGGTCTGTCATACAACCCCTTCTGGATAGTTGTCAGTTCACTATCTGTGACGTCAGCATAGAATTTAGAGCGGATTTTCCTAGTCCCACTCTTACCCTTATACTCTATCTCTGTTACTGGAATATCCACAAACTACCACCCTTTACTAGATACCACATCAACCCATATGTCCCGTATAGTATCAATACTATACAAATACCTACACTAAAGATAACATATCCTTTGAGTAAGTACTGATTAAATACAGGAAGATTACCCATATCATTACTACCACTATAAGCATCATCCCGTAACTTCATTAAATGACTTACCATCCCTATACTTATCCCACTCCAGATAAGTACCCCTAATAGTACCTCATGCACCCTATCACCTTCTAATAATAAAAATAATTGATTAGTCTTTATGTACACTATCGGGTATCTTGTCTAGTGTGATTCCATACCGCTTCCTCAGATTTTCAAGCCGTTTATAAGCCGTGCTGTCTACGTATACCCCAGGTTTCATCCCTTTCTTGGGTATCTCCTCCCGTTTATTACTCGTGTAGTGTCTTACCTTAGGATGACTTAGTAAATAGTATACCGTTTCTATCTCTGTCTGTACTATTTTCGCTAACTTATTATAAAAGTATCGGTCACTCCGACTGTCTGATACTTTATACCCTTTTAATAGTACCGTGTCACCCTTGTCTACCCATACTTTTATCTTGTCTATACTCGTTACTCCCAGTATCCCTGTCTGCACTGTATACCCTCCTAGTACTTTACTTAGTGTATTGTCCCATAGTTCATTCCGTACTTGACCACTAATGTAGAGTCTCTGAATAGTACCACTCTCTACTCCTCTCTGGTAGTACTCCTTATCCTGTATCAGTATGTCTTCGGGTACCCATAAGTGAACATCATACCCCCTTTTATAGTAATACTGTACATACTGGTTTACTTTACCTACGGGTTCATACCTCGTGTGTATCTCTACAGAAGTAAGTCCCCTTGGTATCTCTGGAAAGTTCGTGACTACGGCATAGTTATTGTGTACCCCTTTTAGTAAATCTAGGTGTATCTCCGTATCCATTACCCCATAGGGACAATAGTCACACTCATCTAAACATAGTGTACCTACCCATATTGGAAAGGAACCCCTCTCTTGATATCCCTTTGAGTAGTCTTTATATTTTAATGTATTTCTACTCTTAGATATCTTTTTAGATACTCCCTTAGAAGTCTTATTAGGATTAGTACAAAGTTTACACTGTTTAGGTTGTTTAGTGTCTGTCTTCGTACGGGTCTTTACACCCTCTTTCTTATTTGTGTCTTTTATCAGAGATAACACATTATCCCATATCTCCTTCAAAGATGATTTTTCATTCATCTTTATCTCACCACCTTTATACTC